GAACTACTCTTCTACCTGGGACGCTACTACAACAACGCATTCCTAGCAGTAGAAAGTAACAGTATGGGTATTGCTACCCTACAGAAGTTAGAGCAGATGGGTTATGTCAATCTTTACAGGCAGACTAAGATAGCTAACGTTTTAAACGAAGAAGGGGAACGTCTAGGGTTCAGGACTACCTCAGCTACTAAGCCCGCTATTATCGGGAACTTAAAGAACCTTATTGAAAATGAGGACATCATGATACCGGATCCGCATGTAATCCAGGAATTAAAGGATTACATTGCTACGGATACAGGAAAAACTGAAGCTGCACCAGGCTGCTACGATGATACAGTAATAGCTTTGTCTATTTGTGCAGAAGTACTACGGACCCACTGGGACCGCTTGAATACCAAGAACGTCTCCTGGAAAGAGAAGATAGGAGACTGGAAACCTGATAATACCTTATGGATTTAGGAGAGATGGATGTTATATAAATTTGAACCAGGAAAACCTTTAAACGATAAGATAGACTTTATTCCTTTTGATATCGTCTTAGAGCCAGGACAAGAGATAACCACGCAGTTTGCTGGAGGTCAATGGCCATCAAGTACTGTCACTATATTCGGTATCGAATGTGAATTTTCTGAAAATGGTGTTTTATTAACAGATAATATCGTAACAGATAACGCAGGTCTGACTTCCTCAATTGAGGTAAATTTCCGTATTAACGATGATGTTGAAATAAGTCCTATCAGACGTTCCTTTACTTGCGTAATAAATGCACCTTTCGTTAGTGTATTCTGGTATGATCCATTAGTAGGAAGTGCTATGAATCTATATGTTCCTCATGATTTCGATATAGAGAGTACTGCTAGAGCCATGCATGCTTTCGATCCTGATAGATATTATGATTTCGAAGATGTAACATTTTCAGGTTCAACTTTATATGGTGCATTCCCATATGCTGGAATAGATGGATATATAACATATAACATGGGCCCGTCGAATTACCCTTACATTGATCCAATCTATGGAGGCACTCGATATCGTTCTAATGAAATTAGTTTCGGAGCTATGGCAGCTGCTGGTTTCAAATCAGCAACTACTATTTCTCTTAGACCTAATTATAACACTGTGGCCGTAGCATCTAAAATCGTTCCTGTTGTTAAAGAAGAATGTCTAATAGTAGCCCCAGTAGTGACACTAGATACGCTACATCCAGACGGACGTGTATCAGCTACTATCGTTTCTCCTGAGTTAGATCTTGCTACAGGACTCACTCTCATCTATAATACATGGGAACAGTTAGATACTATCGTAGCTAACCTGGCAGAAGGAGATGGATATTTCCTTGATCGTCGTAATATGCCTACGCAGGCAGACTGGGATCAGTTCGTAGCTGATCACGGAGGAGACTTTAACTAATGGAAAGAGAATGCACCATGCAGATCTGCATCCGATACAACCGCTGGGAACCTACAGAGTGGATCATTTGTGATGAGGATTATGATGGTCCAGAGGAGGTAAAGGTTATAAAACTTCTCTGCAATAAGTTTCCTGGTGTACCTAATTTAAACAATAACCCGTAATTTCCCTACGTCCTCACGTGTAGGTGGCGCACAAGGGATAATAGCCACCACCCCCATACCCCATAGATTGATAGATAGACCCTGGAGGGAATCATGCGTTGGAATGAGAAAGAATTAGAGTCCGATAAGGACGAGAAAGATGAGAAGAAGAAGCCCCGTGAGATGAAGAAGCCAGGTCAATATGACATGGAAGATCTCGCAGGCACAAAGAATCGTCCCTTCTTAGGGGGAAATTACAATGCCTGACTCTCGAGTAGCTAATAACTACAAAGAGGAAGTCACAGACGAGCAGCTTTTAAACCTAATCGAGGCCGGAGTACAGAACTCGGTGGGCGATTGGTTGAATAGTAGTGATTTGACACGTGAAAGATTGCGGTCTACATACGAATATGCGGGTGTAGCAGACTTTCATTTGGCCCCGCAGGGCGTATCTACCATCGTGGATACCTCTACGACGGAGGTAATCGAGGCCTATACTGCTGTCTTGTCTGAATTATTCCTCAATAATAACAAAATTGCGCGATTCATGCCGTACAATGAGTCCGCTCCCGCCTACAAAATGGCGCATGACGCGTCAAACCTGGTAAATTACGGCCTGTTCAAGCAGAATAAGGGCTGGGAAATCATGCAGACCTGGTTCAAGTCCGCTCTATTGTGGAAAAACGCAATCATCCGCTGGGATTACTGCGAAGATTACGACTATTGCTTCGAAGAATACGATGAGATCGACCAAGAACGGCTCGACGCCCTCTTATCAGAGGANGATGTGGAGATCGTGGGNGATCTGGAGTTCGAGAACAAGATGGAAGGGGTAGATCCTCTATCCGGAGAGGCCGCACAAGCGCAGATTGTCTTCAAAGACGTACGCATCCGGCGGACCGTGAACAAATCCAAGGTCAAAGTGGAGAATGTACCCCCAGAGAACTTCCGGATTTCCCGTGATGCCAAGTCTATAGAGGAAGCTGCGTTCGTCGGCATCCAATTCGACATGACTCGCAGCGAGATCCGGAAGTGGTGGCCAGAAGTNGCAGACAATATCGAGGACTGGGACGAGTTAGGCCATGCAGAGAACTGGTTAGGTAATGCCAGGTACTCTGAGGACATCGCTGCTCGTAAATATGTAACCGGTCAGGAGTATTGGCAAGGTTCTGTCTCACAGGACTTGTTCCCTCTTGAAGCAAATAGAGAGGTGACAGTCACAGAATGTTGGTTAAGAGTGGATCGGGATGGAGATGGAATAGCGGAACTCAAACACTTCATAATAGCGGGATCGACTATATTATACGAGGAAGATGTGGACATGATCCCATTAGCCTCGATCTCCCCGATAGACATACCTCACGAATTCTATGGTCTATCGATGGCAGATTTCACTCGGTCCTCGACCCTAGCTTCTACAGCTATCCTTCGTGGCTTTGTGGAGAACACGTATCTAACGAACTACAGCCCGAAGCTAGCAGACCCAAACGTGGTGGACTTCTCGGCTTTACAGAATATGAAACCCAAGCAGATTATCCCTACCAACGGCAACCCCGCAGCAGCCGTCGCACCACTGCCTCCCGAGACGATCTCACCTGGCACCGTTCCTTTATTGGAGCACCTTCAGACGATTAAGGAGAAGGCGACTGGTATGTCGAAGGCGGCACAGGGTATTAACGATGAGCTGTACGTTTCAGGAAACTCTGAAGCTAAGATGGCCGCAGTCCAATCCGCCTCACAGAAGCGGATCCAGCATATCGCTAGACGTTTTGCGGAGACCGGCATCAAGCGACTCTGTAAAGGTTTGTATATGGAGATGAAGCGGAACATTAATCAGAAGATGAAGTTCCGTATGCATGGAGCATTCGTTGAGATTAACCCCGCGGATCTCCCCATGGAAATGGATGTAGAAATCTTTTTGGACCTTGGTGAGAACTCTAATGCGAATACATTGCAGAAGCTACAGCAGTTAGGTAGTCAGGTACTCCCTGCACTTAACGAGCAAGGACAAGGCATGGTTGTAAAGCCAGAGGCTCCAGCTATCATTGCTACCCGCATCGTTGAATCTCTAGGTCTAGATAGTAATGACTTCTTCGAGGACTATACTACAGATGAGTTCAAGGAGAAGGCTGCTAAGGCTGTTGAAGAACAGACTCAAGAGCAGATGAAAACAAAAGAGCTTACTGACCGTAAGATGGAAGCTGATGCTGCTTTAGCAGAAGCGAACGTCGCATTTACAGGCGCTCAAACCAAAAACACAGGAGATGACAACGCTAAGCAGTTAGCCGTCTCTATTGACAAGCACTTCCAGGAATGGGCAGAGCTTGGGATTAAAGCGGTCAAGGAGGGAGCTGAACTTCCACCACGACCTGACTACAGTCAAATTATACAGATGGCTAAACAATTACTTAACGGAGGTAATCAATAATGGCCCGCACAACAGTCGACGCGCTAGGCGTCGTAGCAAGTACAACAATCGGTGTATCAGGTGGTACATTCGATGTATTCGCAAGTAATCAAGGTGAAGGCGCTCTACGTGTAGTGATCTCTTGGACTGATGGCGAATTCACAGATGTATTCATACCGCCGACAGCACACCGCGTCCGGCGTGATCTTTCAATCAATGACGTGTTAATTTTAGATAGTAACGAAGTAATCCAATTAGTTGCTGTCCGTCCAGACACACCGACACCTGCCTCTTCAAATTTAGAATTTACAGGTCAAAAGACTCACGTTACCGCAGCTAGCACAGGAAATGATTTCTTTGCTGTAGGCATCGGATCACGCACATAATGGATAAGTACAAAGCGCCAGCCGAGAAGAGGCTGAAGGGTATACATCCAGATCTGAAGGCGAAGGAAGCTCTTGTACGTGCAGAGTTCTCAAGCCGAATGAAAGAAGAGTTCTTCAACGAAGCATTTGGAGAACTCATGACAGATTACTATCTTAAGTTCATGAGCACAGAACCTCATGAGCATAAGTCTCGTGAGTTCATATACAGTTGTGTCTTAGCTCTTGGCGATGTCAAGCAGCGACTAACTATGTATGAAACCTACGGAAAGAACGTGCCAGTCATGGAGGACAATGATGACACAACCAGTTAATTACGACCAGATTCTCGCTAACATCGAGATGATGGTAAACCTACTTGAGTATGATTCACAACGCAGCTCAGGTAAAATGAAACTTAATTCTCAACACTTACACTCTCTGCTGTGGTTACAAGACCACTATGAGAATAAGGTTAAGAAGCCCACACCAGTTAAAAAGAAGGAGGGCTAATCAGTGGAAAACGAATCTCTACCCGTTTCGGATGACATTCAACCCGTTGATCAAGGTCAGACCGAACAGGATCTCCTGGATGCCGTGATGCGCAACTCACCTATTATGGATGAAGTTGCTCCACCGCTACCCACTGAGGAGGAACTTGAGGCCGACCCGGCTGAATCAGATGAACAAGACCCAGAGTCTGAGGAAGTCGAAGGAGACGTAGAAGAAGTAGAAGAAACCGAAGAGGAAGAAGTTGAAGGTGAGGATGTCCCGGAGTCAGAAGACGAAGGCGCTACCCAAGATCCTGAAGTTTATTCTTTGGATGAACTTGAAGAGTTTAAAGTTACTATCAAGATTGACGGCGAAGAGCAGGCAATCGATATTAACGAACTAGTCAAGGGTTACTCTACCGATGCTAGTCTTTCTAAAAAGGGTCGTGAACTCGGCGAAGCTAGAAAGGCACTAGAAGAAGAGCGNGATGCAAAACTCCAGGAATTGGAAGGCATGGCTCAAGCTACTGGTGCAGTACTTCATCAAGCTGAGAACGCATATGCTAAGCAGTACCATGATCTCGANAANCAAATCGAGAAAGCCCGTAAAGACGGGGATACGTACGAGCTAGGCGAGTTAAAAGATAAACGTGAACAATCGCAGAAGAACTACTGGGCAGCGCGTCAGCGNCGNGAGGGAGTTCTCAAGCAGGTTCANGAACAGACGGAACAACGTCAGCAGGAACAGTTCCAACAGCAGATCGAGCATTTCCACAAGGAAATCCCCGGGCTTATCCCAGACTTCAATGAAGAAGTCGCTATGAGTATCCGTGACTTTGCTGTTGAGGAAGGTGTCGCTCCTGAGTTGTTGGACGGTATTACCGATCCCATCGTCATTAAGTTTATCGATGACTATCGTCGCCTTAAGCATAACGTTTCTAAAGGCCAAGCCAAACGTAAGGCTGTACCTAAACGTGCAGTACCTACGAAGAAGGCTACGCCAGCAGCTAAGAAGAAGCAGGTTGCAGCAGATACTCTCCGCAAGAAAGCCCTCAGTGAAGGCGCTTCCGCGGCAGATCAAGATGCATTCCTGAAACAATTAGCAAGCCGATCTTTAAGTAACCTTTAAAATCGGAGGCCAAATAAAATGGCAACTACTTCAGGCTACCGCGTAGATAGCGGACGTTCATATAGCGACGTCCCATCAGGCTCACGCGGCCGCGACGTCTCTCAGCGTGAGGACCTCGCAAACTTCATCTCAATGATCACTCGTGACGAAACACCGTTCATGAGCAGCATTGGTAAAACTAAAGCTACAGCTATCTACCACGAGTGGCAGACAGACCAGCTGCAGTCACCAGGTAACTCTCGCATCGGCGAAGGCACCGACTATGTGATCCCAACAGGTATCAATCAAGGTATCGCTGGTATCACTGGTAGTGATCCTGCAAACCAAGCAGGCACTGCATTTGCAACTACTGGTCCTCAGCGTTCTCGTTTGGGTAACTACACTCAGATCAATGGTAAGACTATTGCCGTATCAGGTACTCGTCGGGCTATCGATCAAGCAGGTGTTGCAGACGAGTATGCATACCAGTTGAAGAAGCGTGGTACTGAATTACGTCGTGACGTTGAGTTCGACTTGATTCATGCATACAACGTTGCTCAGACCGGTACTTTCAACAGCGCTGTTGGTGGTCAATCTTCAGGTTCTCCTCAAGCGTACTCTGCCCGTACATTCGGCGGATACCAAGCATGGATTAACCAAGGCGAGTCTTTGGAAACTAACCTGACTCTCGGTGGTAATGTTATCTATAAAGGTAACTGGGCTGAGCCAGCTAACGTAGCAGATGGCACAGGAGTTCCTCGGACTTCTGCCACAGGTACATCTAACACTGTTACCCGTGCGCCATTGGCTCTGTCAGATATCGACTTAGCTATGCAGCGGATCTACCAGAATGGTGGTAAAGCTAACAAGCTTATGCTGTCTCCAAAATTGCGTCGTGACTTCTCAGACCTGATGGTCACAGATTCAGGTGTACGTCGGAACATCGACATGGACGGAAAGCTGCGTCAGTCAGTAGACGTTTATATGTCTGACTTTGGTGACGTGATGGTAGTACCTAACTACATCATGGGTCTTAGCAACTCTGTTAACTTCAGCAATAGCGGTACAGCTAANAACATCGCTGTAGATGTTGCGGACTTCGCAGCATTGTTGTATGATCCCATGTGGTTCAGCATTGCTACTCTGCGTCCTCTACAGGAAGTAGATGTAGGTCAGCGTGGTGACTCAACAATCGGAATGATGGTTGAAGAGATGACGTTGGAAGTGAAGAACCCACAGGGTTGTTCAGCTATCTACGGCTTAGTATAAGTTAATTTGAGGGGGCTCTTTGAGTCCCCTCTTCTATTATCGATAGGAGAAAGATAATGTATGTAATTAGAGGCACTGCCGCTACAAATACCGATGGAGTTCCAACAACAGCGAACTCAATCTTCCCAGCAGACCGTTGTGTGTGGGCTCAAGGAAGCGTGGGAAATCCACATGATAACTACACACTAACAGAAGCAATACTTATTAACGGTAACGGTTCAGCAATCGTGATAAATAATCCTGTGCTAGGAGTTATCGGTAAGTCAGGCCGCTTCGTAGGGATGACTGTGTAATGGCTCAGTGGATGGCGAAACCCAAGACGGGCGGAACTCTCCAGGGCAGTATAGAATACACTGGGGACAGAGCCGGTGAATCGCATTGGCAGATTTACCAAGATGAAAAGCCGTTCATTGAACAGGCAAAGATTGACCGCGAGACTATGACGCGTAGAGATACGGGTTATAAGAAGTTCGCGACGATTCCTGATATCGTGGCTATTGAAGTCAACGAGAAATGGGGAATAGATATACATGATCCTATTCAGTCAAGCGATAGTGCTGTCATGGATAAGTTCAAGAAGATAATCAAGGAGAACTACGCGTATCTCCTCTCATACTAGGAGATTATAATGGCTACTGTAAGAAGATATGGACCACCAGAGGTAGACGGAGAACCGATCTCATTAGTGGGATTAGTACGTCAATGGGCGAACCGTGACACACAAGCCTTACCTGATACAATTATTATGGATGCTATCCGCTATGCAGTCGATAAGGCATATCGCCATTTGCGGATCCCTCCACTCGAGCACACCGTGACATACACAAGTGATATGTTAGAAGCTGCTTCAATAGGGCAAGGTAATGTCTACCAGTCCGTTACTGCTCTTGCAATACCATCAGATCTCGTTGAGTTTATTCAGATCCGAGGAGTAGATCAGAACGGTCTTACTACTCGGGTCTTTAATGAGAAGTCAGATATCCGGTCTTACTGGGATCTTAACAACAGACATTTTAACCAGTCAGCATTCTGGAGTCGGCAAGGTGATGAGATACTTCTTACTCCCGCCTTCGGGCAGGTAGCAGTAGGATACTATGGTGGATTCAATAGTCCTGAAGTGGCTATTGAGATGTACTACTATCGTCGTCTACCAGCACTCAGCGCGACCTTCGCTGTTACACCAGCTAATGCTAACTTACATTCGTTCTCTATTGATCTTGGAGATGGCATACGTAGTAATGGTGTATTGAGATATGCTAGGTCGACAGAAGTTGGAACATTCCTATATGAAGATTCAGATCTGGTATTCCATGAGGCAGACACAGATCCCTCTACCAGAACTCCAATAGATCTCGTAGGAGAATCTGTACCTAACTGGTTCAAGGATGAGAANGAAAGAATAGCNCTGTATGGAGCACTAGCAGAATGCTTTGCNTACCTACAGGAAGATGATCAGGCTGGTAAATACACCCAGCTNATGATGAAAGAAATAGAAGAATTAAACGAAGAAGATCGTACACGTGATTCGTCAGGTGGTAACGTACAAGTCCAATACAATGCGAGAGGGTTAATTTAATGGCAGTTAATACACCAGCTCAGCCGAGTACATCTGGCTTGGCTACGACGACAGACGAGTCCCGCGGTGGATTCTTCACAGACACAAACGGAGTAGGCATAGACCTATCAGCCACGCAAGGGCAGACCGGCCCGCAGGGACCAGAGGGTCCAGTCGGACCGGAAGGCCCAATCGGACCGATGGGTTTAGAAGGACCACGCCCTGTATTTGGCCCTGCTGTAGAAGTAGACTTAGCCCCAGGCTCAGCTCCTACTGTATCTATATCAGGAACAGGTTCAGATAACGATCCTATTATCCTAACTATCGGTATCCCTCGGGGAGAAGAAGGCGGTGCTCCAAGCTTCAGTCCTACAGTAAGTGTAGATACATTGAATCCTGGTACTACAGCTACAGCCTCAATATCTGGTTCTGGCTCTGCAGGAGATCCATATGTCTTAGCACTTGGTATTCCTCGTGGAGCTGATGGTACTAACGGTACTGATGGAATGCCCGGAGCAGACGGCATCTCATTCGTACCTATCTTCTTTGAAGCTACATTCGATGGTCTAGGTAATCTGGTTACCGTTAGCGATCCTTCAACTACTCTTAATACATTTGAAGGACAGGACGTAGTACATACAGATCGGGCATTCTTAAGATCAGATAATCCTGCTTACTTNACTGATGGTGAAATCGATTCATTCGATGCTATCACTACAGCAGGCGGATTGTTACGTCAGAACTTCAGAGACGGTATATTAGATAACTCTATTAGATACGTACAACTCGCAGGGACAGAAGGTCCTGATGGTCCGGCAGGTCCGCAGGGTCCAATCGGTCCAGCAGGTCAGGACGGAGCAGCTGGAGCTGCCGGTCAAGATGGTGATGATGGTCTTTCTATTGTAAGCTTATATGTTGAACGTTACCTAAACTTACAAGGCACTGAAGCTTTCCGTAATGCTTCAACAGTCATTGCAGATCATCATAATAGATTTGCTCCTGTTCGTAGTAATAATAATTTAGTATTCCCAAGAGGATACGATCTCACATCTGATNATAACCAGTGGACGCAGAACGATGCGGCTCTTGGTAATCTTATAAGAAATAGAGATATTATCTTACATGAGCTAGGAGCAGCAGGTGCTGATGGAGCTGCAGGTCAGCAAGGTCCGCAGGGTCCAACAGGTCCCGCCGGTCAGGACGGAGCAACCGGCGCGGCAGGCGCTCAAGGCGTACAAGGTGAGTTCGACTTAGATGTATACGCTGTAACAGCAGATTCTGTTACGGTATCAGTACGGCCGACAGGCGGTGCTTATGATAGCGCCACTGGTGTCTTGACTCCTCCAACGACTACCGAATCAGGTATTTCATGGGTAGTAGATATTCCCTCAGCGAACGCATCACAGATCCTGTGGATCTCTCGTGCTCGCTACGATCCCGGTTCTAACAATCCATTAGGCGGATGGTCACTACCGTTTGCCGCAGGTGAGATGGGACCAGCAGGTCCTCCCGGTCCTGAGGGTACAGCGGAGTTGCTTGATATCTACTGGGCATTGAATGCCGCAGGTGATGGAGCTGTTAACTCCCATGAGGGTCCGTACAACGGTCAGCCTTATATAGGCTTTGATATTCATAGTGCAGACGAGTCTACTCAGACCCCAAGCGAGTGGATCTTGTTCACTGGTGCTATCATCAATGAGCAGGTAGGGAACTGGACAATCCAGACAGGTGCAGCTACTACTATTGATAATGCTAATAGGATAGTCACTCTTGGTCCTGATACTGATCCTACGACTATCAATAATTTAAGTGGTAACTGGACTGTAACTAACGATACGACTCAACCAACCTCAGTAAACAATACTTCACAAGAGATTAACCTCGGCGAGGACCATGATCCTAACGCAGCACTTGCTGTGTGGTCATCTACTCAAGCGTACGAGACAA